ACTAAAGAAATGTTAAACATATCATAACTAAAGAGGAAAATTTATGTTAAATTGGATAAAACAAAGAATTGGTGAAAGAAGTACACTATCAGGATTGGCACTTATAGTACTAGGATTTCTTGTACTATTTCTTGCTCCACTTGCAAAGATTGCTGCTGGTCTTGCCATATTATATGGTTTATGGGAAATATGGAAAGCAGAATAATGGTAATCATTTACGGTAAAACTAATTGTACATTTTGTGAAAAAGCAAAACAGTTATGTAATGATTATCAATTAGATTATGAATATAAAAATATAGCACATCTTGAATATCTTGAAGAAATGGTGGAAAAGTTTCCAGGAGCAAAAACTGTGCCACAAATAATTTGGTATAATAATATAATTGGAACTTATGAAAATTTTGTAAAAGAAATAGAAAACACAATAGGAGGCTATGGAGAAAATGCCATTTGATTTTGACTTTACTGAAGACCATCTTGCTAAAATTATTCCTGGTAATAATAAAGTAGGAGATTGGTATGAAGCTTTATGTGATATTTTACCAAAGTATGGTATCACGACCGAACGAAGAGTTGCACACTTTTTAAGTCAATGTGCTCATGAAAGTGGTAACTTTAAAAAACTTGAAGAAAACTTAAACTATTCCGCAAAAGCACTACGTGCTGTATTCGGTCGCTATTTTGGTGATGCACCAAAAAGAGATGCAGATGAATATCATAGACAACCCGAAATGATTGCAAATTATGTTTATATGGACGAATTCCGTAAATATAAAATGGGCAATGTAAATGAAGGTGATGGTTGGTTATTTAGAGGACGCGGACTAAAACAACTTACTGGTCGTGAAAATTATACACGATTTGGTAAAACTGTTGATATGACTGCAGAAGAAGCAGCAGAATATGTTGCAACAGAAAAAGGAGCAGTAGAATCCGCATGCTGGTTCTGGGATGCAAATAATTTAAATAATATTGCAGATACCGATGATGTAGTAAAAATGACCAAGAAAATTAATGGTGGTAATATCGGGCTTGAAGATAGACAAAAAAGATACATTAATGCTATGGAAGTATTAGGTATGTCTGCGGATATGGTAGCCGATAATGATGACGATGATATTGAAGACATCATTGATGATATTGGTGTACTACGGAAAGGCTCTCGTGGAGAGGGAGTAAAGATTATGCAAGAAGCGCTCGGTATTGGTGCTGATGGTGTATTTGGCCCAGGCACAGAAAGAGCACTTAAAGAGTGGCAAGCTGCTAATGGTTTAACTCCAGATGGAGTAGCTGGTCCTGCAACTTTTGGAAAATTACTAGAGGACTAAAATGGCTAAGTTCAGTCGATACGATTCACGTAACAAAAAGAAAAATAGAAATAAAAATCTTTCTCTACAAAAAGATAAAAGAATAAAATCAGTAGAGAATCAAGAAAAATGGAACGTAGTTGTAAAAAAATATGAACTAGAATCAGTAGCACGCAAAGGCTAGTAATGATAAGACTTATAGAAATGGACGAACTGGATGTTCTCAATAATGATCCAGTTCGTCCGCACGTTAATAAGCTGGATGTTGGTAAGCAAGTTTATGTATTAGATGATTTATCTGCAGTAATATGTACGTGTTATTGCAATGATATACCAACAACAGAAGAAGAACTTGAACAATTTAAAGATGTAGATGGCGACATACTTGTCGCCTATACAGTTTGGAGCAGTGCAAAAGGTGCTGGTAGAAAAATAGTTTTAGCACTTAGGGATCTAGTATTAAAAAATAATAATATTGATAGATTAGTAACCATGAGTCCTAAAACCGAAATGGCTAAAAAGTTTCACTTAAGTAACGGTGCTTTCTGGCTTAAAGAAAATGAAAAAACTGATAATTATGAATACAATTTGTATAGAAATAAGAATACTTTAATTTCTCGTTTTTATTAAAAAAATGCATTTTAGGGGTTTACATTCGATTTAAAATATATTATATTGTTAATATAAAGAGAATCGGAGAAACTAAAATGAATGATCTTCTTGAATTTATTGATGATCTCGATACATTGGAGCAAGCCAATGGTACTGCTTCTTTTCATACAGTATGGGATCAAATTACGCTTAAGTGGTTGGACCGTAGGAATGCCGCTGAAGATGAAATGAAACTTGAATATGAATCACAAAGATTATCCAAAGTTTTAGGAGTACTTGTAAATGCAAAAAGTAGCTAATCCTTATATGGACGATAAAATTGTAACAGATAAGCTTCCACGGCACGGTTCTCCTCAGGATCGTGGTAGTGCAGATCGTTATTACGGCCGCGGTTTTGATCCTCATTATTATGTTGGTGCTTCTATTACTTCTGAAAGAATAGAAAGAGATAGCATGACTATTGGTGAAATTGAAGCCTATGAATATGGTTATGATAATGAACAAGACAGAAAAGATTGGGGATAGTGATGAGTGCTTTTTTTGGACTTCCAGGTGCTGTAGAGGTTCTGCCAAGAAAAAATGTTAAGTTTGCACCGTTTCTGAATAGCGCACCTATGGATTTTTGGCAAACTTTAGGCCAATATGTCTACGGCTATTTAAAAGATGGCAAATGGCAATATATAGGTAAAGGTAATCGTAATCGTGCAATACAGCACATTAAAGAAAAGGACTATGATATAAATGATCTTTATATTATAGCTAAAAATCTTGAAAGATTTGATTTTGATAGAAAAAAAGATGCTCAATCATTTCTTCTTGAATCATATCTTATTTCATCGTACACACCATCGGATAACAGTGTGTCTGGCCACTATAAGGAGTGTTTTAAAATGGCTAAATTTTCCGAACTTTTCAATGTTTATACTTCATCACAGAAGGATAATTTTGAAGCTTTACCTGAATGGTATATAGAAAACTATGAAAAACTAAAAGGACGGCTTACAGTTGTAGAAATTAAATCTGAAATGACTTGGCTTAGTTTTTCCACTCGTGAACAATTACAACCAAATATTTTGGTTGCATCCGATGGAAACATAAAACATTTTAGATTTCAAATACAAGCTCAAGAGAAAGATAAGATTGCATATCGCAAAGAACAGATATTCGAATTTTTAAGCCATTATGATATAATGGATAAAGATATTGAAAAAACTGGGAATCGTGAAACATATGGAATTAATAGTCAACTTAGTATTGAAGATGCCTTTAATATTATAGATGATTTTTTCTCTTAAAAATTGATTTTAGGGGTTTACAAGCCCCTAAAATTATACTATATTGGTAGTGTAAAAAGAATCGGATGGATTATGACTATAGCTAAAACACAAACCGAACGTCTTACTCTCATCAAAGAGATTGCAGAAAGACGTAAAGCAGAAAAGAAAGCCGACCGTGCTCGTCAAATTAAAATGAATGAGATTAAAGAGAAAGGTAAAAAAGCTCGTTCCGTTATGTTAAAAGCACGTAAGAACCGTAAGGATCCTCTTACTATCTTAAATATAAAAGATGGTGAAAATCCAAATTATTGGACTGATGGGTCCAAATATGCAAAAGAACACTATGGAGAAACAATGTTTGAAACAATAAGGTATGATAATGAATGGGATTGAGTTTAAAGACTCTTTTCAGCATACGTCTGTGTGGAGGCGTTGATCAGCTAAAAGCACTATCTCTGGTGAATATATTCGCCCGCGAAATATCGGTGACGTGAAAACCATGGATGTTAGTTTCAATCAAACTAGAGCGGCAATGTCAATAAGGCCGTGCGGAGAGATTGGAGATACTAGCTCAGGCGTATGCTGAAAGGAGTTTAAAAATGACTAAAAACTTGATTATTATTGCTTGCTCACTAGTATTTTTCACAGGCTTTGGCTACTATACTTACTATGTGTGGAGCGACTGCCTAGAAGAAAACTCGGTTTTAACTTGTATGAGGATGCTTAACAAATGACTTGGACGGTAACAACACAATTCAGCACTATGTGCCAAGCAGTCGAGAGTGAATTGCCTGAGTGGGTTGCAGTAGTTTGCGAGACTGAAACGGAAGCCAGGGAATGGTTTGAAGTTCACGTAAGGGGTAAGCATAGCAAAGCTAGGGTCGTTACTTTGATGAAAGAAAAAGAAGTAGTGGAGGTACAATTTTTATGACTGGAATGTTTTACGATTTAGAGGATTATGAAGAATATCTTGGACAAAGCAATTCTAATCCTACTAGTCCCATCAACAAACTTCAGCAGTTAATGATTATTACTGCTGAAGAATGTGGTGAACTTACACAAAGGTGTAGTAAGATTGTCCGTAAGTATGAAAAAATATCGGATATAGAAAATGATCAAAGAAATAAACTTCTTGAAGAAGTTGGAGATGTTTATTGTATGATTGATTTAATGTGTGAACATGGTATTCTTGATTGGAAAGAAATTTATGCAAGAAGTAGTTCTAAAAGAAATAAACTTAAAACTTGGAGTAATCTAATAGATGAATAAGTTTAAAATATATAAAGCACACAAGATGCTTGACTGGATAGAAAATTATGTAACAGAATGGGCAGAAGAATTAATTCAAAATCATTTTGGTGTTGAAATCATTGAACTTACTCAAGAACAGATATATGAAGTTATAGATGAGTGGGAAGAAATGATGGACTATAATCAAACTCTTGCTCTTGGTATTCGTAATTGTATCAATATGTGGGAAAACGAACACGAGGAATATCTTGTTTAAACACGTAAATCATGGAATAGTTTTACCTAAGATAGAAAGAAAAACTACAGAAGCTGGTCGTAAATATTTTACACCAGAAGGTAATGCTTATCCATCGATTACTACAGTTTTAGGTGCTTTAAGTAAGGAAGCTATCCTAGATTGGAGAAAAAAAGTTGGAGAAGAAGAAGCCGATAGAATTTCTCGTAGAGCGACTATTAGAGGAACTGCTGTACATAAACTAGCAGAAGATTATCTTGATAATATACCCGAATGGAAAGATAATGTAATGCCTCATAACTTATTTGCTTTTAATCAAATTAAAAGTATTATAGATGAAAGATTAAACAATATTTGGTTTCAAGAAGAATTTTTGTATAGTGATATTCTAAGAACTGCTGGACAAGTAGATTGCATTGCAGAGTTTGATGGACAATTATCTATTATAGATTTTAAAACATCACGTAAAACAAAAAGAAAAGAATGGATTACAAATTATTTTATTCAAGCTGCTTTTTATGCAGCTGCTTTTTATGAAAGAACAAATGTACCTGTTAAACAAGGTGTTATTCTTATTACTGTAGATAATGCTGAACCTCAGGTTTTTAAAATAAACACTCACGATTATCTTCCTGCATTTTTAGATGCTAGAAAAAAATATGAAATTAGCTAAATTGGCTATTTACTTTTAATGTTATATGGTATATTATATAAGAATCGGTAACACATAAGGAGAAAAATATGTGGGCAGTTAAAGTAGACCGAAACGGTAGACCTACCAATGCAGTCCTACGAAGAATGGAAAAATGTAAACTTAATCTTGACTCACACGAGTCTCGTTCGAAATTTGGTTATTGTTATTTGGATTTATTAGACGAATAATTGAAAAGGAAAAAAATATGACTGAAGAAATAACACGTGAATATATGATGACAAAACTCCAGCAAGGAGAGTGTCGTGTAATCTTTAAAAAAACAAATGGTGAAGAACGCGATATGACGTGTACTTTACAGCCAACGGTAATTCCTTCTGCTAAAAAAGATGATCCACTTTCTCAGAAAAAAGTAAGATCAATTAATGAAGAAGTTCTTCCTGTATGGGATGTAAATGCAAAAGGTTGGCGCTCTTTTCGTGTAGATAGTGTGATTAGCTTTGCTTGTAGATAAATACTATAAAAGGAGTTAATAGATGGCTGGAAAGTTAGTTGATCAGTTTGAAAGATTTTCAAATAGATTACAAATTTTGCCTTATGAACATAGAGTAAATATTAATGAATTGTTGTTTGCTCTAAGAGGCAATGTAATTTCAACTACTGTCGGTACATCAAACATTTCTACATTTAGAAATATTATTACTAATTTGCATCCATTAAATGATAGCCTATATTCAGAAAACAATAATCGTTTTGGTGTTGATATTGACAGTCTTTACGATAATAATTCTTTTTACAGAATATATGTAACAAACAGAACTACACATAAAGATAAGGTATTTTTTATAGGTTATTATATAGATAAATTAACTGGAAACTTTACAGAACGTAAAGATTATTATAAAATGGATTTTGATATATGTATTAGAAGATATAATAGTGAAAACGAACAGATTTCTTTTGAAACAGAATCAAAGTCTGATAGTTGGAAAGGACCTAAAGAAATAGAAAAAGTTGCAAAAGATAATGGTCTATTTTATCATTTTATGAAAAAGAATGAAAAAGACCAAACTTATATCAGAATTGTTGATGAAACAGTATGAGAGTAAATTAGTATGACTATGCATTTAGTACGAGGAATGACTTCTTTAAATACTAAGAAGCGTAAAATGAAAAAGAAGCCTGGTTGGAAAAGCACAATTCAAGAACATGATGAATTTCTAAAAAAGATGGGTGTGCACCCCGATCAGCTGGCAAAGAAAAAGGCAAAGCGTGGTAATGTTACGACAGTGGATTTTCCTGATCTTTCTAGCCCTAGCTCAAATAATTGTCCTACTAGTGATAGGATTGATGGCATAGCACCAAGAAAAGAAACTATGAAATATACTGGCGATGAAATAGCAGGTATTGTAGTAACACATAAATCTAATCTTATGCCCGTTCGTAAAGATAATAAACAAGCGGCCATTGATGCAGCAAGTATGCGAAGATAATGTTTAGCATAGAAAATGAATTTGATCATACATTAATTACTATCGTAGATAATGATGAACGCGAAGAAGATGTTCAACTTATTATGACTGATAATAATGTTTATATAAGACAATTTAATGATAAATCTGGCAGATACGATGTAATAGCATTATCTCCTTTTATGTTTAATGAGATACTTGCTTCAATGAAATACAGTGAAGGTGTTTACGTCACGGAAAGTTCTTTAAAACAGAAAAGGAAGTAATATGTTTGGTATAGATCCACTTATTATTTTAGCACTTGGTATTTTTGCAATATTTTATTGTTCCTATTCTATCGGTCGTGATAATCGTAAACAAAGAGATGACGAATTGATAGAACAAACAATGTTATATTTGTGTCACGAGGGGTATCTAAAACACAGACGAGATCGTGACGGAGAAATAGAACTCATAAAACTTAACGAAGAATTTTAAATTTAAAGGTTTACAGAGCCTTATAACTATGATATAATAATATTATCATAGAGGAGATTCTATACCATGGCTAAAAGAGCAAAAACTAAAAAAGTATATTCTCGTAGAGCACGTACGGGTATTGCTGCAGCTCCTACAAACGACTTTAGACACTTTAATGATTATCTTCGTTTGGAAGTTGATAAAAAAGAATTATCCCAAGTTATAAAAGCCTATATTAGAAAAAATCTAAAAAAAGTAGATATTCAACTTGCACTAAAAGCACCAGAATGGGCATTTACTTCAGTTCCTTATCTATCTGCAACAATTGCATGGAAAAATCTAGGTAATCCATTTCCAGAATATTGGAATGGAGAAGAAGTTATTAGAAAAAGAATTGCAGAGATTGTAGAAAAAGGTAAAATAAAAGCAGAGCAAAAAGAAGAAGTAGAAGAAGAAACACCTAAAAAAACTATTGCCGATATTGTAAAGGAACGTACTTCTGATTTTATTGGAGAAATAGAAGAAAAAGTAGATGCTTTTCCAGAGGTTTCAGACTTATCTGTTTATGATGAATTAAAAAAGATAGATGCTCCAAATAATACTGCAAAAGCGGTTTATGATTATTATCTTCCTCAACTAAAAGAAATGCAAGAATTAATTAATGATAAACCTAGTGATCTTGTTGAAGCATATAATCATATGTCTGCAAGAGAAAAAAAATCATATATGAAATTCTTGGAAGATATTATTGTTGATGCAGAAAGATATATGGCTTCAAAGAAAGCACAAAGAAAAACTCGAACACCTAAAGTTAAAACTGCAGATAAACAAGTTACAAGATTAACTTATCTTAAAGAGTCAAAAGAACATAAGCTGGTTTCTATTAATCCTACTTCAATTATAGGAGCAAGTAGAATATATTTGTTTAATGTAAAGTCAAGAGTTATTACAGAGTTAGTCTGTAGATTATCACAAGGCTTTGAAGTGAGTGGTACTACAATTAAAGGAATTGATGAAGATATATCACGAAATATTAGATTAAGAAAACCAGATGAATTTTTACCTCTGGTTCTTAAAAAGACCCCTAATCAAATTAATAAAGAGTGGGGCAAACTTACTACAAAACCCGGAAATGCAAACGGAAGGGTTAATAAGGACACAATCATATTAAGGGCTCTTGATAGATGATAGAAGATAAAAATAATTTTATGAACCGTTCAAAGTTTACAAAACTTATTGAAGAACAGGTTCTATCAAAGAAACTAGGGTATATTGATGCCGTAGTTGAAGCATGTGAGATTACTAATATAGATCCACAAGATGTTAAAAAGTATATCTCACCTCTTATCAAAGAGAAAATCGAAGCTGAAGCAATGAAATTAAATTTTCTACCGAAGCAAAATGAACTTCTTTTTGAATAAATACTATTTACTATGTCATAAAGATGTAGTATAATATTACAGTAATACAAAAACATATTTCAGTATAAGGAAAAAAATATATGTCATTCGCAAATCTAAAACGTAATCGTAACGCAATCGATCAACTTGTAAAAGCAGCAGAAGCTACTAATACAACTCAATCTAATAATTATGTAGATGATCGTATCTGGAAACCAACTGTAGATAAATCTAATAATGGTTATGCAGTTATCCGCTTTCTCCCAGCATCAGAAGGATCAGATTTACCATGGAACCGCTATTGGGATCATGGGTTTAAGGGACCAACGGGTCGTTGGTATATTGAACGTTCACTTACTTCGATTGGTCAAAATGATCCAGTGGGGGAATTAAATAGTAAACTCTGGAACTCTGGTATTGAATCGGATAAAGAAATTGCTCGTAAACAAAAGCGGCGGTTGCATTATGTTTCGAATATTTTAGTTCTTTCAGATCCGGGTAATCCAAGCAATGAAGGTAAAGTATTCATTTTTCAATATGGGAAGAAAATCTTTGATAAACTAATGGATGCAATGCAACCAGATTTTCAAGATGAAGAACCAATTAATCCATTTGATTTTTGGCAAGGTGCCGACTTTAAGCTTAAAATTCGTGATGTAGAAGGTTATCGTAACTACGATAAATCTGAATTTTCTGGCCAGAGTGAATTATCTTCTGATGATACATATCTGGAAGAAATTTATAATAAACTTCATGATCTGCGTGAATTTACAGATCCTAAAAATTATAAAACATATGATGAACTACAAGCTAAACTGATGGCTGTTCTCGGAGAACAGGCTTCTGTTGGAGCACCTACAATGAAACAAGAGGAATCTCTAGGAGAACCGCAACCGGCTCCTAAAATGAGAGAAGCAGAACCTGTTCGGATGGAAACTGCAGAAATGGCTTCAGCTTCGGAAGAAGATGACGATATCATGACTCACTTTGCAAATCTTGTAAATGAAGACTAGATAGGAGCCATTCTATCAAAACCATCAACTGATATCGGCATAGACGCCTGATTAAGTACGGTAGTATTATTCTGTACGGATCGGGCGTCTGTGTTATTTACCATAGCAATTGCTCTATTAGCTTCTCTTGCCTCAACCGTACTTGCTAGTTGATTTTGTGCCCTTTCGAGCATTGCATTAGTTTCTCTTTCTCTTTCATTTCTTCTTTGAATTAATTCAGCATTTCTGTTTTCAATTCTTTGAGCTGCAGCTCCAGCTTTTTCTTGACTTACTAGACTAACTCTCGTACCTTCTAATACAGTAAACTCTCCACCACCTAACCAACTGGGGATTGGTATTTTGAGAGTCGGTAGACTAAATCCTACTTTGGATAATGATGTTATCAGCTTATCTTTAAAGTTTAAAAATACTGTTGCTAAACTTTCAAATGTATTTTTAATTCTATCTGTTATTGCAGATTTAAAGGTAGCTTTAATAAATGAACCTGCTCCAGAAATTAAATTTCCAAAGTTTTCACCAAAGTTCTTTATAAAGTTTTTAGCTCCGTCATATACACCGTTGAATGAATCCGCTAAAGAAAAGTCTTTAATTTTCTGTGCTATTTCTCCAAAGCCTAGGTACTCGAGAACTTTTCTTGGAACAAATGTAACAATATCTTTTAATACGTCTACACCTTCAAGTATGCCCGTTACAATTCCTTTTATTCCGCCTTCAAGAGCACCAAATAATTTTGATATAATTCCGCCTTCAGCTTCAGTAAAACCTGTAATTGCACCTCTGACAAAATCAAATAACGTAATTAATGGAAGTAAAAATGTAGCTCTTGAAAATATTTTAGCTGCTGATAATACCGGTTTAAATATTGACGTAATACCACTGAAAATTTTTCCAATTGTTCCAAAGAATTTACCAACAGCACCAAATACACTTCTTAGTATGGATCCACCTTGAGCCACGGCTTTTCCTGTTGCTGTGATAGGTGCTGTAACTTTTGATAGTACTGATCCAATATTTTTGAATACATTAGTGATTGGTTCAAAGAAAGCTGCAATTCTTGAAAAATCTAAAGTAGAAGTAAACATCATAATACCAGCAGTAATGCTTCTAAAAGTTTTAGCTATACTTTTTCCTACTTTTGTGAATTGATTATTTACCAAATTGTCTAAAGATTTAAATACTGAACCAATCGTGTTGACTATTCTTTTTGGTATTGATCTTAATGATTTCCAAGTATCCGTAACAAATAATGCTTTTATGTATTTGTCTAAACCTAGAAACTCTGCTGTTATTGCAAGACCCAAACCAGCAAGTAACCTGCCTACCCCTGCTAAATTAAATGCTGGTATCAGCCCCATACCTCTATTTGACTGTTGTTGCGGTACGGCAGGATCTTGATTATTGGGAATATTAGTATCATCAGATGACTGTTGTAAATTATCAAGTTTTTGTAACTTTAAATAATCAAAGTATGATTTCATCTGATCATTTAAAAACACCATTTGAATTAAAATTTTATCAAGTAATTTATTATTTTCTTTTTCAAAGTTGGTTGAAAATATACTTTTAATAAGCCCAAAAGCGGCAGAAATTGGTGCAGTAATAACATCTTTAACCATTTTACCAACACCAGATACTATACCTATAATGGCATTTTTAATAGTTGATACTGCATTAGCTATTAATTTAAACGGTGCTGTTATAACATTTACTATTGAATCTTTAAAGGCACCTAGTGTTCTTGTAATAGGATTATCAATAATAGCATTTGTAAGAGCTGTTAAACCTGGTATCTTGAGTCCAGCACTCTTAATACCACTTATGGATTTAGCTACATCACTTATGCCTTTTTTTAGTTCGATTTTGATTTCTTCATGTCTTTTGTCAGACTGCTTATTAGATTCTTCTAATTGTCTCACAACTTCAGTTAATGTAGCCATAGGATCCTATCCTTGATTTTTTATTCTTTCGTTTTCTTTTTCAATATAATCAATAAGCATAGCAATATAAATTTCTCTTTCCCATGGTAACATATTCTCAATCTCGGTCAAAGAATATTTATGTTCTTGCATTAGTAAAAAATTAGTTTTATAATAATTTACTAAGTTATCATGAGAAAGAGCCACTAAAAAAAATCATCTATACCACTCAGTATTATTTTATTTTCTTTTTCACAACCACCACAAATAAATTTTACTTCTTTTTCAACTCTTGGCATATTTTCTACATATTCTCTTACTTTAGCAAATTGCTGAGAGTTTAAAGATTCTATAAAATCGTCTATTTCTTTATCTGATACATCTTTTAATAAAATATTTTCTTCTTCAGTTTCAATTGATTCCATACATTTACCAATAAGCATAAATGTTCTTTCTGTATCAGTTAATTCATTATCTTCAAATTTTAGTACATCATTAAAATTAGGATATTTCATAGTTAAAGAAATATTTTCATCTAATTGTATTTCCTTACTTACTTCTTTATCTTTTTTAATTTCAATATCATCAAGTTTCACAGAAACATCGTTTACTTTTTCACATGATGAACATTTAAGTCCTAAATCACTTACTTCACCTACCGATTTTGATCTAATTATAATAAACATATATTCGATATCAAATAATGTAAGTTTGCTTTTATCAATCTCTGCATCTATACAAGAAGTAATTGTATCAACTACAGCATGTAATGCAGAGGCCTTATCTTGTGATTCAAGAGCCATCATTAATACTTTTTCTTCTTTTACCAAATAAGGTCTATATCTTACTTTTTCTTGTAAAGAAGGTATTGTTAATTCATATTTTGGTTTATCATTTAACTTTGGCAGCGCCATTTTTTCATCCTCATTTCATTTATTATACAGGGGCTTCTTCGTTAGCGAAGTATTTTCCTTTCCAGTTATTATAAGAAAGTTGAACAGTTAATTCTGTTAACCCTCCTTGTTCGTTTGTAAATTCTATAGCATTAACTAAAGTAGGAAATGCATCAATAAGTACGCATTCATATATGATTTGATTTCTTTGATTAAATTGTGATATATTAACACCACGCGTATAACCAGAAGTAAAACCAGTCCCAGGAGTTGTTCCATATTTATATTTCAATTCGTATGTATTAAAATCCATAGTTAAACCAGTCCAGTAATCAAAATATCTTTTAGCTTCATATGAATTAGTCATCATAAAGGTCATCTGAATATCGTCAATTAAGAAACCATTTACTACTTTTTCTGCCTTAGGTATACCTATTACTCTTTCATTTACACTCATACTTCTACCAGGTAAATTAACATTTTTACACATAAAATTTAACTGTTCAGCCGTAATATCTGGAAGTGCTGTAAATGTAGGAAAAGCAACTTTAAAAAGATTATTTCTTGCCAAGCCTTTTTTTTCAAAGGACGCTTTAAAAGATTTTATATCCATTATATCATTTCCCTTGATGCTCTATATACTGCAGAACCACTTGCTTTATTCCAAGATGCAGTTGGAAGAAATGTTGCTATTTCCCATTCGGGTGATTCAACCTTTGCAAATCTACTTCTTACATTAGAATTTAAATAGTGTTTAACACATGGTTTAAAATATCTTAAATTAGAAGCACTCTTTAATTGTCTATATTTTATATTAAATTTAGTTGATTCATCAAATCTATTATTGTTTGTTGTATCCATAAGTCCGTCAAGTAATTTTGCTCTTAATACTGGAGGCAAATAATGTAAATTTAATCCTAAAAATCCCTTTTCAGCTGGACCAATTGGTATTACTAAAGGAAAACTATCATAATATGGTAATGTATCTTTATGTTTTGGATCGTAGAAAAACATATACATATTGCCTATAATAGCTCTATTTTCTAAGGTTAGTTCATCATCTTTTAATAGTTGATTCCTATTAATTCTACGTAAAGCTCCTCCACGTAGTGCACCAATTCTTTTTCTAAACCAATCCCTTGATTCTTTTGTCCGAGGGTTAATACCGGCTCTAAACGCTTCGATCTCAAGATTCTGAAATATACTTGCCATTGTAGTATTTATAATGATTTTTTAATTTTTTTCATCTTTGGAAGACTCTTCATTGTTGACTGTTTTGGCATTATACCCATACTTTGTAAAGTTTTTTCTGTCCATATTTGAAATTCCCAATTTCGATCATCAGCAAAGTTTTTAGCAGCTTTCCACTTATTCATATTTTTAACATATGTCATGCCTTCAGCAATATACTTTTTTGTTTTTCTTCCTGAAAATTTGGGTGGAGTAGTTTGACTATCTGGTTTTATTTCTACAATAATAGTTTTACCATTATTAAATGTTATTTTTAAATCGACAAAATATCTATGATATTTTTTATCGACTTCATAAAAATAAGGTATAACGACTTCTTCAGATGCCCAAGTTTTTACGGAAGGATTGTCGTCACACCATTTAAAACAATATCTTTCCCACATTGATCTATAAATTACATTATCTGCATCGCCACGATATTTTGATCTATGTTTTACTTTATATTTTCCTTGGTATGTTTTCATAGTACTTTCAGTTAAATTATATAAATAAGAATAGGATAATTCTATTTATTAAGGACTTTGAATGGTAGATTATACAAATATGGGTGGTGCGGGAATAACACATATATTTCCTATAGATAATGCAGACAAATATAAAGCTTATATAAAGTTTACTCCGATTATTAAGCACGGGCCCACTTATTCGGCTAGAGTTAGTACAAGTAATAATGAAACTCAAGCATCAAGTGACGGCCTATTTGGTGAACTCGAAAATGCTTTAAGTAATACATTTTCAGATTTTACTAATTCTGCAATATCTGGTGCTACTTCCTCAAGAGGTAATGAATCTGTTGCTTTATACATGCCGACACCAGTTACTATTCAAGATGGTGTTAGTATTGAAGCCGCTAATCTTGGTATTCTTGGTGAAGGTATTTCAAGAGGGATGGATGCTGGTTCGGGAATACTAAATTCACTCGGCGGTGCCCTTCAAGAAGGTGTTGGTAGTATTGTTGATACAATAAAAGGAAATTTAAGTGGTCCTGGAGCATCTCTTGCAGCCAGCAGACTTGCAGCTGGATTGCCTGGTCCTGGAACAGATGCTGTAAGAGGGTCTTTAAGAGTAACACCTAATCCTAATACTAGAATGATTTTTAGAGCAGTTAATATACGTGAGTTTTCTTTTGACTTTAAAATGGTTCCAACAAGTCAATCAGAACAAGTTGCTATTCAAAATATTGTATCATTTTTTAGAACAAATCTTTATCCCGAGGTTATTAAGTTAGAGGGTACTGGAGGTTCTACCATAGACGCTGGTTATAAGTTTCCAAATTTATTTGAAATAAAATTGATGTATTTTCAACCTAATTTAGATGTAAATGGAAATCCTACAGGAACAGGAACTTATATAGACTTATCTGAAACAAATCCTAATTTAAGTTTTAAACATATGTATCTCAGATCTTTTTCAGCTTCATATAATACTACTGGTGGTTTTTATAAAGACGGTAAATTTAATGAGACAAATATTACAGTATCGTTTGCTGAAGAATTTACTTTAAATAAATCTGATGCAATGGCAGGAATGTCAGCAAAGGCAGATAGATATGGTGGAGCAGACAATCCTTATTATGATGGTTACACTGGTAGAGAAGCAGGGGCAAGATAAGATATGACTTTTTTTTCAGGATTTCCAACAGTAAATTATAAATTTGGCAATGAAAAAGATTACAATATTATTCAAAATTTGTCTTTGTATATTGATATAATTGACAAACTTAAAGACAATACAACTGCATATACTTTTTATAATTTATACGATGGTGAAAGACCAGATCAGGTTTCTCAAATGTTATACGGTACTACAGATTATTACTGGACTTTCTTTTTACTTAATGATAAATTAAAAGAAAGTGGTTGGCCAAGATCTCTTAAAAGTTTAGAAGCATATGTAAAAAAGAAATACACTAATACAACTATTACAACAAGAGATTATTTTTATGATAAATTTCGAGTAGGCGATTTGGTTACTACTACCAGAAATGATTCAAACCAAGAAGAAATTGTGACAAGAGTAATCAAGACTAATTCAAATATAGGGACCTTTACCGTTCCAGGTTCTTTAAATTACATTGATGGAGAAATGGTAAAGCTTGTCGGACCACAATCTGGTAAATTTATTACTGTTCACTCATCTACCGTTGAATATAATGCAGTTAGACACTATAAAGATACTGAAGGCATTGTTGATATTGATCCTACTATTGGTCCGGGTTCTAATTTAACAGCAGTAACCAATCTTGATCATTATAAAGAACAGAATGATATAAACAAAAAGATAAAAATATTTAAACCCGAAATTGTATCATCTGTATTTTCTTCTTATAAAAAGACTCTTCGAGAGAATAGATAATGAATGAAAAATCAAATCAAGAACTCAATGCAGAGTTTATTATCAGAAAAATTGAAATAGAAAAACAAGAACTCAATGCAAGTTTTATAATAAACTCTGTTATCAATGAAGTTAATATTTACGAACATGTAGATAAACCGTATTTAACTGCACAAATTGTATTTGCTGATACATCAAGAATATTAGAAACAGCAGAAATTTCTGGTACAGAATTAGTTACAATTGAAATTTCAACTTCGCTAGATGGAGACGAATTTTCGATTACAAAAAAATTTATAATAACAGAAGTTTTAAGAGCTGTAAAAACAAATGATAATACAGAACTTGATTCTATTGCTTTAATAGAAGATATTGGCTATTATTCGAGAATGATTCGTGTTCAAAAAGCTTATAGTGGAACACCAAGTTCAATAATTAGTAGCATCATAAGTGAAAATTTAGGAAGATCTGTTCTAATGGCTGGAAATGAAAATGTAGATGGTAGTATTAAAGTAGTAGTGCCAAACATGACTCCTATTGGTGCAGCTAATTGGATTAAAGATAGAGCATCTACAACATCAGGATTACCATATTTTTTATTTTCAACAATATGTGATGATAATCTTAGACTTATGGATTTAGAAACAATTTTAAATGCAACACCTTTAAATAATAATACCTATGCATATACTTTTTCACAACCAATAGGTTCTGGATTTGAAACACTAGATCCTAGACAGTATTATGCAATTCGTGATTTTAAATATTCTAATCTTGAAGATCAGTTAATGATGGCAAGAAAAGGGTTAACTGGTTCAACTTATACATTTTTAGATACAATTAAAAATAAACCTTATACTGCAAGAATTAATGCACAAGAAATATTTTCCAGTATTCCTTATCCGCCAGCACAACAGAGACCGATATATGATGGAGTAACACAATTTCCCGGCGGACCAATGCACGATTATGATACAAGCGAGATAACACAAATAACACCAACACTAACTTTTGAAGACGGCTCTTTAAATTATTATGAAGCATCTGGTGTTTCATCGCATATGTTTAAAGCAAAAACAAAGTCTCTTAGACACTTCTTACATAAATCATCTATAGATATATCAGTGCCCGGTAGAAACTTTTTACAGAACGGAGTAAATAAATCTATTGGAAATTTAATTAATATAGCATTTAATGCTAATATATCAGATACATCACAATCTGATCCTAATAATAATTTAGATAAGAAAAAAAGTGGTACATATATGATATATGCAACCAGACATGTATTTCAAGAGAATGTTTATAACTCTGTAATTTCTTGTGCTAAATTAGGATATAAACCTACAACAAATGGTACCTTAACAGCATGAAAACAGTTAATGAATTAAAAACTTTACAGGAAGATTATTATGGTGACCATTTTAGATGGTTTATTGGCATTATTGTAGATAATAAAGATCCTCTTAAGTTAGGTAGATTAAAGGTACGTATAAGAGGGATACATAACGGGGGTCAGACAAGTGTTAATGATTTACCTTGGGCCCAAGTTGTACTACCATCAACCGAAGGCGGAATATCTGGTATAGGAAAAATGCCTCAAATTCAAAATGGTGCTCAAGTTTTTGGATTTTTTATGGACGGTTTTAGTTCTCAATTGCCAATAATTATAGGTCCTATTCATCATATTGAAAGAAATACAAATAAAAATAATAGTGGTGGAAGTGGAGACACTCCGGCAGATGATAAAGATCAAGATACCGATGTTGAAGATGGTAAAGATGAAGAAGGCAGAGAAATTGATACATCAAATTTAAAAGGTGGTTCCAATGCTGAAAAAATATTTAATTACTTAAAAGGTGAAGGTCTCACAGATGAACAAGCTGCTGGAGTTATAGGCAATCTTTATGCTGAATCTGGGTTAGAACCAGATACTTTAAATCCAAATGATCTTGGTAAGCCTGCATATGGATTAGCACAATGGAGAGGTAGTAGATATGATGAGTTAAAAGATTTTTCAAGTAAAAACGGTGTAGAGTATTCGTCTCTTGAAGGCCAATTAAATTTTTTAATGCACGAATTGGAAACAAAGCCATATTTAGGTTACGGAGAATTAACAGGTGCAGGTAGTGTTTCAGAATCGACAAGAATTTTTGAAGAGTTATTTGAAAGACCACAGCCAGGTACTTTTCAAAAAAGATATAATTATGCACAAAAAGTTTTTGAAACATATGGTTAATTTATGGAGTTTAATTTATGTCATCTTTTTTAAAAAATTCAATAGATAAAGACGGTTTTAATAACATTCTTAATAGTCTTAAAAAACAGACTAATATTGATGATGTAACACAAGATATAAAAAGTGCTGCAAATATAATCTCTTCTGTTAGAAATGGTGTTGTAGCAAAAAATGCAAACTCGAATGTAGGTAATATAGAATCTTTAGTAACACTAAATGACAAATCTGATCCAGATAATATAGAAGATGTTGGTCCGGTAAGATTAAAAAATCCAATACAAGGATTTAATAGTGATTTTGAAACCACTCCAACAAATGTTAGACCATTAGAAGCAATAACAGGAAAGTCTCCTGTTTCCGGTAAACTAAAATCTCACGTTATTGCTTCAACACCTCTTTCCATATTTAATAATATTCAATCTATTACGGGAAATGAACCTAGTCAATCTTTAATGAACAATTTTACTACAGAACCTACAGGAGAAGTTGTTCAAAATATTAAAAAAACTCAAGGTAATAATAATTTATTTGGAAATGCACTTTTTTCTCAACTATTATCAAAATTGGGATCAATTAATAATTTTGAAGGCGGCTTATTAAATAATTTGTTACTATTAGGAACAGATGTATTAAGAAATGAATTAACTACTATTACAAGAGGCTTATTAAAAGAAAATGTTTTAAAAAGTGTATTACAAGAAATACTATTAGGAAATAAAGAAAAAGCTGCACAGATAGTAGAAAATGCTCTTAGCGGTAGTAATTTATCTGCTACTGAACGTGATAAAATTTTTAAAGATGTTTATAAAATAGATCCTTCATTATCAAATGTAGTTAGTGGAGTTCCATCATCTACAGACGAATTTTCAAAACTACTTCCTCCAACAGTTAAGGTAGAAAGATTAAATTCTAATGAACAGAATTATCCTGAAAATACTAGAATCACTAAAGGTGGATCATATCCATATGAATTTAAATTTGTAGATAGTTTTGAAGAATTAATTGCTGATTTTAGAGGTGCTAGTAGAGAAATAACAGAAGTAGTTGTACACTGGTCTGCACACTTTAACAATCAGGGAAATGTTGGTTCTGAAGAGTGTCATAATATTGCTATAGATAGAGGTTTTGGTAGAGGTATATCATATCATTATATTATAAAAAAGGACGGTTCTATTCAAAGAGGGCGACCTTTAAATATGATGGGTGCTCATGCAAAAGCAAATGGACATAATAAGTATAGTATAGGGATTTCTATGATAGGAGGATATAACTGTAATAGTAATAATCCTACTCCGAATAATTTTATAAGTGCAGAATCTATTACTTCAAGTCAATGGAATAGTTTAAATCAGTTTCTTAGAGCATTTTATGTTGTCTGGCCTGGCGGACAAGTTTGGGGTCATAATGAAACAGATCCAACAAAAGTTGATCCTGGAATTAGTATGAAACAATATATTCTTTCAAAATTTAATAAAACAAATAAATCTTCAAGTGGTTCAGCACCACCATTATCTCCTGCACAGTTGGTAGGAGCAAATAACTCAAAAGCAACGCCCTCG